GGTTCATAGCCTGAGCGCCTGCTGTACCGGTAAGGGTTACGTTGAAGTCCAGCCCCGAGATAGTAGAGCCTGTGGTTAGACGGGCAAACTCGTTCCAGTCTACCTCAGTCGCGTCAGCCCCAGTCGAGCCATCGTGCAGTGCGATGATCTTTACAGTGAACTTGTTAGCAGGAGCCGATGCCTGAGTACAGGTAACAAGCCATTCTACAGCGTCCACGTTATCGACCAGCACGCTATCCACAGTAGCCGCAGTGGTAACGGCAGCAGCCGTCAGCTTACGGATTCGGCTAGACAGCTCAGCGTCCAACTTACCAATCGCGGTAGCCGCCGAATCACCGTCTGTTACGATGATGTTGGAGGTATAGTCGGTGGTGTCGCCTACGCGGTTCAGCGCTGTAGTAGCGTCGTTCTGCGCGTTGGTGATGTTGGTATTCTGCGTGGTTTGCTCGCCTTGGATGGTAGTGATTGCCGAGGCGTTGTTGCTGATGTTGGTGTTCTGGGTAGTCTGCTCACCCTGGATAGTGGAGATGTTACCAGTGTTAGTAGATACCGCGGACTGTAGGTTGCTGATGTTAGTAGCGTTAGTGCCTGTAGCATCAGTGGTAGTCTTCAACTGGGTGTCTAACTTACCAGCCGCAGCTTCCAGCGTGTCCCCGTTGGTGATGTAGTTGGTGCCAGTGTAGGTAGGCGTCTCAGCGCCACCAGAGGTCTTACCAATAAAGGAGCGGATAAAGCTAAGCTCGTCATTAGAGGCCTGGTCAGTCTGTACCCAATCGGTGCCGTTATAAGTGTGTCTGTGGCCTGCATGGGTACCACCGCCTACATACAGGGTGTCACCCACTGTAGCTAGGTTAGTGTCCTCAGTCAGAGTCCAAGCACCGGTAGAGCCACCGACGATATATACGTTCTTGTTATCACCGGTAAGGCCGGTTAGCAAGACACGCAAGCCTGCTACGACAGTCACGCCATCTAGCAGATCGTCTGTGTTAGCGTCTGTGATAACGGCAGCCAGCGTGGTGGTAGTCTCGTCATGGAGATCCGCAGGCTCACGCCAGCTAGTACCGGAGGATACACTATCAAGGTCGGTCTGGGTTAGCTTACGCTCCCACTTGTCAGTACCAGTACCAGCAGTAACCTTCTGATACAAGCTACCGTTGGTTTCGTTGGTGTAAATGGAGCCTACGGCTACTAGGTCAGCGTCACCGCCGCCTGGTACGCCAGCTCCTGAGATCCACGCTACGTTGTCTAGCTGGACGCCTTTGCCTACTCTAAAGAAGGATTGAGCCATCTTGGTATACCTCTACGTTATGAGAATGGGTGTTCTTACTACGCTAGCTTTTACAGTCTGCACTTCAGTAGAGGCAACCTGCAAGGCTATATTACCACTAATGGGCACAGCTGAGAGTGTGATGGCTAGGTCAGCCCCCAGTCTAGAGTGCACATTGTAGTGTACTGTTACTCCGTCGTACAAAGCAGATACATCTGCATAGTAGTGCTGGAGGCCGTCGTTGGTGCTTATTACTACTGACCAGCGAACTGCACGGAACAGTATGTAGCTCACTAGGTCAATGGAATGAGGCAGCCCGTCAGACAAGATGCCTGCGGTAGTGGGCTGCTGAGTTGTTACCCCAGGGCTACCGCCCCCAAGGTTGATCCAGATAGGAGGAGAAGGCTGACTAAGAAGCCATACGCTGTTATCATCCAGCTGCCTAGCTAGCTTATTGCAGTCAGTGGCTATAAAGCCCGTAGCTGCTAACCGGCTAGCGGCAGTATCGTACTCATAGGATATGGGAGCATGGACTTCCTCTAGCTGTGCTGTACTGTGATAAGCCATGGGAAGTCCTTATAGGGTCACAGGGACGCCGTTATCGTTAACTACTATGTTACCTAAGTTATCCAGCGCATAGTACCCGTTATAGCCCCAGACTAAGTTACCAGCGTCGTCTACTACCCGATTACCTGCCGTGTCATACACAGGGTTACCTAGCAGGCCCCCGGTATTGACTATAACAGCCCGACCCAGATCATCCACTACGGGATTCTCTAGATCATCTACGACAGGCCCATACAGCGCCCAGACTACTAGGTTAGCAGCGTCGTCTACGACAGGGTTATTGGCGTCGTCTATGATACGGAAGGGGTGAATGACCTCAATGACTGGGCTTAGCGGAAGGTCAGCTAGCGCAGGCATGTGCTGTAGCCCAAGGAACTTAGGGACTGTGAGAACCTGGTTACGCAAAAAGGCCCCAAGACTATTCTCAGGGCCGGTGAAGGTACTTAGGTCTGTATTGAGGATAGCCTGTGCTATAGCGTCATAGTCTGGCCCGTTTGCATCAAAATAGAAAGCCATTAGGTATACTCCAGTGATGCCCTAAGCGCCCATGCTCCTTTGGCCTGCTGCCAGATATAGCCACCTACTAGGTTGATACGGTAGATAAGCCATACCGCGTCCTCATCTAGGGCTTCAGTAGGCCCGAACCCGTAGTATATAAGGTCATCTACCTGATAGTCCACCTGCCGCTTATGAGACAGGAGGGTAAGGGCTGTAGGATCTGTCCCGCCCGCTACCGTTACCGGAGTAGGGTTCACCGTTACCGGCGTAGGGTTGATTACTATAGGGTCAGCTACTTCAAAGGGTATGTTTACTAGGGGGAATGAGTGCGCCATGTTACGCTGCCTCTACAAGATCCAACCCTAGTGCACGGGCATTCACAGTGGAGATACGCAGCCAAGCCGTCGCATCCTTCTCCTGCCCGATGGATTGAAAAGCCAAGGAAATAGCTAGAGCAAGGACTACCGTAGGGAAGTCATCTAGCATCCAGTTGGTGTCTGCATTAGCAGATAGATAAGCAGGCTTACCATAGTATCCCACAAGCAGGGTAGTTGCGGGGATACGGAGCTTGATCTGGATGTTAGCCCCCGCTACGTAGTAGCTGCCAAACTGCTCGTGGCCTTCTCGGGTAAACACCTTATCGGGGCTACGCTTCTCAAGGTACTTGTTGTCGTTACTGCCACGCAAGTACTTGAAGCGGCGGAACCCAGGGAATGTGGTAAGGGGAATAGACAGCATGTAGTCTGACTGCTCGTTGACAGGCACTGCGTACGTAGTCTCCACTATATCCCGTGGGAACGCGTTAGCCATGCTAAGCTGGCTTAGTGCCATATTGAGAGCCAGCTTCACGGTAGTAGCCTTGTCAGGCCGTTTTAACTCGCTCATAACCTGACCGATAGCTTCACCGAAATTCATGCTGTATCCCCTTGTAGGTTGTTACTTGATGGTAGGCTTCTTGCCAACCAGTGTACCGTAGCCGCGAGCTACTAGGCTCTCGCATACGTCCAGCTCTTCTTGGGTAGTGGGTACGAACGGATCGTTCATAGGCCACACCTTACCGCAGCACTTGCCGGAGTGGATAGAGTAGTAACCATCTGCCTTAGCAGGCTTGTTACCCTCAGCGACCTTCTCTGCTAACGTAGCAGCAAGGTTCATCTTAGGAGCTTCTGATACGGTGTTACCCATACCAGCTTGAATTCCTGGTTTTGCATCGCTCATGTTGATTACCTATCAGTTGCTAGAATAGGGGGCTGCCCCCTCCCCGGTTATGTACTCCGTACTAGCCTACAGCGTACTAAGAGAAGGGGCAGCCAAAAGGGTTATGCTACGCCAGCGGTCAGGCCGTTGATTAGCACACCAGAGGCAGGGTTAATGTACTCTACCGCGAACTCAGAGGTTAAAGAACCACCTACCGCGTCGATACCGTTCACACCGCCTTCAGAGCCGCCTACGCCGTACTCTTCCTTCTTAGTATCACGACCGCGCATGTAGGCCAGCTTGATAGCTGCAAGGTCAAGTACCAAGGCAGAGGAGCCTACGTCAGAGCCGACGCCATTGAACAGAGGGTGCTCAATGATATGGATAACGCCTTTGTACGTCTTGATAGACGTGAAGAGCATACCCATCTGGTTCTGCTGTAGAGTCATCTCAGCGTTAGCGTGCTTACGGCCGATATCGTTCAGCACCTTGTTACCCTGTGCACCAGTGAACAATACGCGCTCCTTGTTGTTACCAAGGTCGGTAGAGTACTGGAACGACGGAGTAAGCAGGTCTTCCAACTGGGAGAAGTTGGTAGTCGCACCGGCAGTCTGTACGTGAGTAGGCGCATACTGCGACAGGGCGTCGATAATACCCTGGGTAGTGTGCATAGGCGTACCGCCTGAGGTATCCATAGAGGCTTGACCCCAGATCATAGCCGACTCCATGTCCACAGCGTGGAACATAGCGCACTCGCTACGGCTTTCTGCGATGTTGCTGTAGCCTTTCTCGGCCATAGACGCACGAGCGGTATCAGTCAGTGCCCACGCGTTACGGAAGATCTGCGTGTAGTTAGGCACGTGAATGGTAGACAGGCGACGGGCAGTAGGACGGCCAGAGCCTTGCTCGTGTGCGTTACCGATATGGATAAGCACTTCATCATCATTCAGGTCAGCAGCCGCTACACGGCCCTTACCACGTACAACCTCAACGGTAGTGGCATTGGTAACGGTAGTAACCAGGAT